GTGATTCCCATTTTAGGCTTGTTGAAATAGCTTTCATGATAGTTTTGCTTATATCATGAGAAATATAATCTGTTGCAGATGATAAGTCTGCGGAGTATAACAGATTGTTTTCAATGTGTCTAAATGTTAATCCACCCGTCCAGTCTTCTTTAAGTGGTTCTCTTATGGAATGTATTTGTTTGAGAATTGGTGTCAGTCGTTTGTTAACTAGTCTGCTTACATGACTTAGATCTGCGCTATGTATTGAAGCAAATCTAGTCTTGTAACCGCATTCTGGAATAGGTATAACTCTTATTTTTCTAGTTTCCCTATCGAGTTTCGGATTTAGAACCCTCTTCATTGATTCTAAGTTTGCAAATTCTCCAAATGACATATCTTTCACTGATTTCTCATACCCATATGTTTCACGATAGACATGACTCATACATATCCACTTAATGAGATCTTCGATTGGTTGTGTAGAATTTAGCACAGATGTTTTAATTCCTCGTCTGAGCTTAAAGTTTTCTTCCATGCTGAGTCTTGGGTTGATGATTGAGGGTAACACTTCAATTATTAATCTCGATAAGGCATTACGCTTTTCTAGGAAGATCGACTTTTCTGCGTTTCTTGCTCTTGTTGCCCAAATGGCTACCTCGTCTTCCAATGATTCCACCCAAGTTAATGTGTTTGCTCTTTCTTCTTTGATCTCCTCACCGTCTTCATCATATTGTACTTTCTTCTTTAAAGCGAGTCGGATTTTTCCTTCTCCCTTTCTAGGAGTATGTGCGATGTGTTGGAGTCTTGGGGTTATCTCATATGCAACCATTTCTGGAGTTATTGGCCAAACTTCCCATTTTTCTAATTCGTTGAATTCTTTTGAATTAGGATCTTTTGGGTTGTAGTAGTCGTTTCTGTCTTTGAGTAAGATATTAACACGTATCCAACCTCTATTTTTCTCATAATAGTCGGATACCTGCGTGTCAAAACTTATTTGGAAGTTCTCATATTCCTCATGAGTATAGTATTGACCAGGATCAGTGTGATCGATGTTATATTCTTCCCTTAGTTTGTGGAAATAACCGGTTACACCTCGACTCGTATTATTACTTTCGATGCAACTCTTATATGAAGAAGTTGGTTGAATTGATCCTTGAGCTGTTCCTATTGCTTTCTTGTATTTCTGAACTTGACTGATGGTGCTGTGAACTTTGCGTTCCAAATCCGCTAGGTCCTGCTTAGTGATACTTGACGGTGGTAAGCTCCAACGGGAATAACATTGTCGAACGCCTTGTTTGACAATGGATTCCTTTTGCTTCATTGGCAGTGCGCGGCCCATAGTTGATGCCGCGAAAACTCTTTCAGCAGATGTTAAAGATGTTTTCCATGGATTTTTGTGTTGTTCCATGAAAGTTGCCCTTAGAAGATGTGACCAATTCTTTATGTAAACGGGACCATTCTCTAGAATTTGGATGATATGATTTAAAAATCCTTGCATCTTGTGCCTATTCTTAGGCGCTCGAAGCTTGGTTGTTATATCTCCAAAGGCTAGTATGAATGATTCACGTACAACCGTAAAATGATCTAAAAGGAAGATCGCCCTTTCCTTCATTCTTGCATCCTTCAAATCCTTAGTTCCTGTATTTCTTGGAACCTTCCTA